AACCCCAAAATACCACCACTTGACAAATTACCGGATAACACCTATAAATTACTGCCAGAATCCCTTCGTGTGTGTGGAGATCGTCTATGAAGCTCTCAACCAAAGCGCGTAAATCACTTCCATCAAAAGTATTTGCCGGACCTGGACGCAGTTTCCCAATCCCCGATAAAACGCACGCGCTCAAAGCCCTCCAGCTTGCGCCCTACAGCGAGGAAAAAGGAAATATCAGTCCCGCAGAGGAATCCCGGATTAAGACGAAGGCACGTAAGAAACTCGGTGAAGATTCCGATGGGGATGAGGCCCCCAAAATGGGAAAGCTAAAAACCCCAAAGAAAGACAAGCCAATCAATCCACACACGATGACTCACGATCAGTTCATGAAATTGTAAATATTTATGAGACTACCCACGAAGGCGTCATTATGTCTAGTGAATCCAACAAAGTTAAAGAAAAAAAAGCTAATTTTCATAGTAATCTCACCAGCTTTGGCCGACCAAAAGGTGTAAAGAACAAATTTACCAAATCGGCGAAATATGCTTTTGAATGCGCATTCGCTCAATGCGGCGGTATCTATCGGCTGACAGAGTGGGCTAAAGAAAATTACGGCGACTTCATCAAAGTTTATGCGCGATTAATACCGAGGGTTGTTGATCTCACACCTGAAGCGGCCGACTTGATTGTGAAAATTGTCCAGTATCAGAATACAGGGCAGAATGCAGAGAATGTCATCGAAGCGCCTCAGCAGCAGATAACTCTCAATTCCTGATGGCCGATTCCTGATGGCTGATTCCTGATGGCTGAAATACTCATCCCACACGATTGGGAGCCTGAGCGCCATCAATTGCCTCTATTGCAAGCATTGGATTCCGGCAAAAAACGCGCAGTAGCTGTGTGGCATCGTCGAGCCGGGAAAGATTCGAGCAGCATCAATTACACAGCTAAAGCCGCCCATCAAAAAAAAGGTACATACTGGCACATGCTGCCAACTGCGACGCAGGGACGCAAAGTGATATGGGATGCGATCGATCGGCAGGGTCGCCGCGTTATAGACCAGGCATTTCCTGCAGCGATCCGGGCGAATGTCAATAAAAACGAAATGAAAATAGAGCTGAAATGCGGCTCTATTTGGCAAGTGGTTGGGTCCGATAACTATAACGCGCTGATTGGAGCGAATCCGATCGGTGTGGTCTTCAGCGAATACAGTGTTGCCGACCCGCAAGCCTGGGAATATCTGCGCCCCATCCTGACTGAAAACGGCGGCTGGGCGATATTCATCTATACGCCACGCGGTAAGAATCACGGCTATGATTTGTATCAGATCGCACTCGCGAATCCCGATTGGTACTCAGAACTGCTGACAATCCGAGATACCGGCATTATCTCTGAAGCTGCGGTGCAAGAAGAACGTCTTTCAGGCATGTCAAAGGACATGATTGAGCAGGAATTTTATTGCAGTTTTGAAGCCGGTTTAGTTGGATCGTACTATTCCGATGAGTTATCGAAAGCGCGGGATGATAAACGCCTTACGAATATCCCCTATCAGTCCGGCTCGCCGGTTTATACGGCATGGGATTTGGGGTTCACGGATTCAACAGCGATCTGGTTTGTTCAAGCGGTCGGACAGGAACTGCATTGGATTGATTACTATGAATCTTCAGGCGAACCGCTAAGCCATTACGTCAAGGTCGTCAAAGAAAAACCGTATATCTACGCGGATCATATCGCGCCGCACGATATCGGAGTCTCTGAACTGGGCACAGGCAAAAGCAGGCTCGAAGTGGCCAAAGAGTTGGGCATCCGATTCGTTGTCGCTCCGAAACTTGGTGTGATGGATGGTGTCGATGCCTTACGCCGGTTGTTGCCGCAGAGTTGGATTGATCCGATTAAATGCAAGCGCGGCCTTGAATCATTGTGGAACTACCGCAAAGAGTGGGATGATCGCCGGAAAGAATTTAAGCCCACGCCATTACACGACTGGGCATCGCACGCAGCGGATGCAGCCCGATATTTTGCGGTGGGTTTCAAGAAAGGCGGTGCTGCATTGAAACTGGAACCGATCAACTATCCAAAAGTAAAGTGGGTATAAGATGGGCATACGAGAAAATATACTATTGCTGGACCTGGAGAAGCGCGTGATTGAACTGGAAGCGCGCGTTAAAGCGCTGCTTGCGCGTCCTAAACCTGGTCGTCCCCCCAAGGATAAAAAAAGTGGCTAAGATGGGCGACCAAGAACTCCTGGCGATCCTCAAGGATTACGAGGCCTCGGCGATGGGATCATCCGTCGCTCAAGGTGGTGTGGGGCTTGGAGGCCCAAAAACATCCAAGCTCACAACCCTGGAGATTGACCGCTATGATGCGCTGAATTATTACTATGCGCGCCCATTCGGCAATGAACAGCAGGACCGCTCACAGATTGTAATACCCGAACTTCGGGATACAGTTGAATGGATACTTCCGCAGCTGATGCGTGTATTCCTTGCGACTGATAAAGCGTGCAAGTTCGAGCCGGAAGGTGCCGATGACGAGAATCTTGCAGATCAAGAATCGGATGTCGTCAATCATGTGTTCATGCAGCTGAATGATGGATGGACAATCCTGCACGATTACATTAAAGACGCGCTCATTTTGCGTAATGGGTATATCAAGACCTATTACGAAAAGGCGCGCAAAAGCAAGATTGAGAACTACACCGGCCTCAGTGAGGACGAAGTTGGGTTGCTCATGCAACCTGAAGACGATAACGAAAAGCTGGAGATCGTCAGCCAACGCGAATATCCGTTTCCCGGCTGGGTTGCGCCTCCACCGATGCCAATGATGCCGGGACAACCGCCGCAGCCAACGCCGACCGCGCCGATGCTCTATGACATCAAGTTAAGGCGCATCACAAACGGCGGCCATGTCGTCATTACGGCAGTCCCACCCGAAGAAATGCTGGTATCGCCGCGTACCTCTGGCAGCTTGGATAAATCGCCGTTCTACGCGCATCGGGTCAGGAAACCGCGCTCTGAACTCATACAGGACGAGTACGATGAAGACGATGTCATGGCGCTGGAACCGGGCGCACCGCGCTGGACTGAGATTATCCAGCTTGCGCGCGATAGCGTGCTGGATGAACAGACAACTGAGGAGACATCCGACAAGAGCATGGTTGAGGTTGAAATCCACGAGTGCATCGTCCGAGTTGACTTTGACGGCGACGGTGTTGCTGAATTGCGCAGAATCGTGGTAGGTGGCAGTAACACCAAAATTCTTGAGAATGAGGAAATCGAGGAGGGTTGCATCGTATCCGGCGTCCCGTCGAGAATGCCACACCGCCATATTGGATTTAGTCTCTATGACCTGCTAGCCGATCTCCAGTTGATTAAAAGCACGCTGATCCGCCAGTCTTTGGATAATATCTATCTCGCCAACAATACGCGCACAGCAATCGACTATAACAAAGTCAACGCGGACGATTTACTGACGAACAGGCCGGGGGGTGTTGTTCGTTCGGATGGGCCGCCTTCTGAAAGTATCATGCCGCTTGAATCTAACAATATCCTCAGCGATATGATGCCGATGATTGCCTACGTGGATTCTCTACGCGAGATGCGCACGGGGGTCGGCAAAGATACGGTTGGGATGGACCCCGAAGCGCTGCAGAATGTGACCAAAGGAGGGCAGCTCGCGGGTATGGCCGCCGCAGGTCTCAAAATCGAGATGATCGCGCGGCTTCTCGCTGAAGGCATCAAGGACATGTTCAGGAAAATTCATAACGAGCTTATCCGCCACCAGGATGAGCCGATGACAGTAAAGTTGCGTGGTAAATGGGTGACTGTCGACCCGCGCTCATGGCATACACGCAATCATGTGGTTATCAATGTGGGCCTCGGGTCCGGCAACAACGAAGAAAAGCGCATGAATCTCAGCGTCATCAGTCAGATGATGAAAGATGCGATGGCGATAGGTATCAGTGGTCCGCAGCAGGCATTTAACCTGGCTAAAGACACGGTCCAGCTGTTGCTGGGAACTGCGGCTGCAGGCGAGTATTTCGTAGACCCTGCTTCACCAGAAGGCCAACAGCTATCGCAGCAGATTGCCAAGATGCATGGCCCTCCGCCGGCATTGCAGGTGGCTCAGATACGTGCGCAATCAACGTTGCAAGCCGCGCAGTTAAAAGCCCAGACCGATGCGCAAGCGGCGCAAATGGATCATCAGTTACAAATGCAGCGGCTAGGCGCGCAAAGTCAATCGGATACGCAACAGAACGTGCTGGAAGCCAAGATATCGGCGCTCAAGAATCAGCTGGATATTGCGCGTCAACAACAAAAGGATGGTGGGCAGCTCGAATTGGCGCAGAATAAGGCATTGTTGGGATTTGTGGCCGATATTGCCTCAGCGGCATTAAAAGCCGGTTCTCAGCCGCAAGCCATACAATCCGATATTCGTGCTACCGAACAGGCTGTTAATCAATGAATCCCGACCTTGAACAACGACGGGGCAATGACGCTGCTTTTATCATCAATAGCGATATATGGCAGCATGCATGGACAAAGCTGCATGCCGGTTTGGCGAATGCCAGGCGCAATGCACCTTTAACCGCTACAGAGACCCATACCCGCTTGATTTTAATGGAACAGCTTGCGCATATCCTGCGTAAGAACATGGAGGATACGATGACGACCGGCAAGATGGCGACGCTACAAATTGAATCCGAACAACGCGCACGTAAATGGTGGCAGCGCAACTAAACTAACTGGAGAATCCATTGGAAACTACCCCTGATTCGGGCGTTTCTCAGGCACCATCGCTTGAGTCACGTTTCGATACGTATATGACTGATGCCAAGCCAGAACCCAAGGCTGAGCCTAAGCCGGAACCCAAGGCGCAATCAGATGTCGAGGTTACATCAGAACAGGAGCCACTGGAAGTCGAATCCGAACCGAAAGAAGCGCCTGGCGGTGTAGTTGAGGGTGAGAATGTCCCCACAGTACAATCCATTGCGGAACTGGCCAAAGAATTAGACACGACGCCGGATGAGCTTTATAACCTCAAGGTCCCGGTCAAAGTCGATGGCAAGGAAACCGAGATAACATTAAAGGACGTTATCAAGTCCTATCAGATCGAAAGCCATGTAAACAATAAGAGCATCGAAGTATCGAACAAGCTCAAAGAGATTGAAACGGAGCGTCAGCAATTCATACAGGGTGCTACTCAACAGTTGCAGATGATCTCGTCGCTGGCAGAAGCCGGACGGCAACAGATCATGAACGAGTTTAGAAATGTCGACTGGGCAACGCTACAAGCCACTGATCCAGTCGAGTATGCCACCAAGCGCATTGCGTATCAGGACAGGGAAAGTCAGCTTGCGGCATATCTAAATCAAGTCCAACAGCAGTCTCAGCAGCTCGCTAGCCAAGCTCAACAGCAGACGCAAGCTAAAGTTGCCGCAGAAATGCAGGTCTTGACCGAACAGATGCCCACCTGGGCAAATGAAGATACGCGTAAGAAGGATTTCGCGGCCATTACCAATTATCTCCGCGAGGTAGGATTTACCAATGACGATATCAACACGATAGTTGACCACCGCATTGTTGTGGCTGCCCACGACGCGGCGCGTTATCGTGCTCTCATTGCCGCTAAACCACTGGTAAACAAACAGGTCCGGGCTGCACCCAAACAAGTGAAACCCGGTGTACGCGTGGAGCGCGGTAAACCCGACGCTCTAAAAGAAGCGGCCAAACGTCTGCGTAAAACACACAACAACGCAGATGGTGCGGCGGCTTTTGCAGAATATGCTGAGCGTGAAGGATGGACTTGACGCTCAAAGGAGATTAGAAAATGACAGTCCCTACCAATACGTACCAGACCTATCAAACCGTGGGTATCCGCGAAGATTTGATTGATCTGGTTTACAGCGTAGACCCAACATCAACCCCGTTGCTATCGATGGCTGGAAAAGCCAAAGCCACCCAGACTAAACATGAGTGGCAGGATCAGGCACTTGCAGCTGCAAACACCGGCAATGCTCAGATTGAAGGTGATGATGCAACGGCCGATGCCCAGACACCCACCACACGCCTCAATAACCAGACCCAGATTAGCCGCAAGGTTGTTCAGGTATCGGGTACTGACCAGGCTGTGAAAGCAGCGGGCCAGAAAAACATCCTCGGCTGGCGTCTTCTGAACGCAGCTAAGGAATTGAAGCGTGATATGGAGGCGATCCTTGGTGCTAACCAGGCAATCAATGTCGGTTCGGCTTCGGTTGCACGTACCCTCGGTGCGTTCGATGCGTGGCTGGCAACCAACACGGTTATCCTGGGCACAGGTGGCGCTAACGGCGGCGGTGGAACGACCGCACGCACTGATGGTTCCCCCACGGTGGCCGTAACAGAAGCCAATGTTAAAACGGTGCTGGCTGATATCTATAAATCAACCACGCGTTCGCCTGATTATTGCATTCTTTCACCCGCGAACAAGCAACTATTCTCCAGTTTCACCGGGAACGTCACGCGTTTCGTGGATGTGGAAGGCAATGATGCGAAATTGGTCACAGCGTATGAGATTTACGTCTCCGATTTCGGCGATGTAAAGATTGTACCGGACGTGTTCACACGCGGACGCGATATCTTTTTCATTAACTCGGAATACTACAAAATAGCGTATCTCCGGCCTTTTGAAACAATAGCGTTGTCCAAGACTGGTGATAGCGACCGCAAAGCACTGTACGCCGAATATACCCTTGAGATGAGTGCAGAGAAGGCTCACGGCGGTATTTTCGATACCACAGGTTGATTGATTGTATGGTTTGGGGGCACTTAATGCGCCCCCTTTTCTTGGGAGAGAATCATGTACGTTCTAGTTACGCCTCCGCGATTGGGGGCATCCCAGATTGTGGCGCTAGGTGCAGCCTCCGTCGCATCAACTGCTGTTGGTCTTCAAACATATGCGGTACGCATTTCCTCCACCGGCGCGTGCCATATTGCCATTGGGGGCGCTCCTGTGGCCGTCGCAGCCAATACCTTGATCGCTGCGGGGCAGGTTGGGGAAGTTTTTGGGATTGCGCCGGGGCAAAAGGTAGCCGTTATTCAGGATGGTTCTGCGACGGGTAATTGCAGTATCACCGAGTTGACGCACTGATGAAACGCGGGTGGCATATCGGCAATGGTGAGATTATTCGCTATGCCGAAGACGATGTTGAGCCGGTGCTTGAGGCTAACAAGGCTGAATTCAATGCAACTCCGCGGCATAGCAATAAATACGGCGATAAGGATTTCCACCGGGTAGCACGGATACCACCGATCATCATCGAGAAGTGGAAAAATGAACTGGGAGTGGATTTTTTCAAGCGCGAGGATTGGCCGAAAGTGCTGGCATTGCTGAACAGCAATGAATATAGATATCTCAAAACCATGAATGTGCAGTTAGGACGTGAGAATGTCTAGTACCGTCACCGATTATCTATCGCTACAGCAGGCAATCGGTGACTGGCTTGGCCGTACCGATCTGTCATCCAATGCGTACCTGCCTGAGATTATCCAAATGGGGCAATTGCGCATCTACCAAGGTTATCAGAAAAGCGATGGTTCTTATTATCCGGGTTTACGTGTCCGCCAGATGGAGAAATCGTTCCCCGGTGGGAATATCAATCTCATCACCATAACCAACGCCGGCAGCGGCTATACCACCGCACCGAGCGTTACTTTTGCGGCAGCGCCGACCGGGGGTATCACCGCAACGGGCTATGCCGTATTAGACAATGGACAGCCCATTACAACCGGGGCCGTGACGAGTATTGTTCTAACCAATCCAGGCCAAGGTTATACAACAGCACCCACCATAACACTGGCCGGCGCAGCTACAGCGACCTGCACGATTGTGCTGACCCCAGCGCTTTCGGCCAGCGGTAACTTTGCCGTGCCTGTTGACTATCTCGACCTTAAATACATGACCGCAGCTTTATCCGGCGGCACTATCCGCCTTGAACGTAAGCCTGCAGAATGGGTATATGAATATTACGGATCCAGCGGCACCAATCAACCAACTTATATAGCGCGCGATGGAGATGTTTTTATAACAGGCCCACAAGCCGACCAGCCGTATGGTATTGGTGGGCTCTATTATTATCAGGACGCGCTATTAAGCAGCACTTACACTACCAATATGCTCACCAATAACTTCCCACTGTTGCTGCTAGCGGCCTGTCTGGCAGAAGCGGGCGCATTTATCAAAGATCAGGATGTCGTCACCTACTGGGAGGGCCGCTATAACGCATTAGCTGCCACCTTGCAGATCGCTGACAAACGCGAAGCTCTATCGGGTTCGCCATTGACCATGAAGCCCGGCTGATGCCTATCCAACCGCTATCCTACAAGCTGGGTGACTGGTTGCCGGATAATCCTGATCTTGTCAACCCGGCATTCCCGCCGCAGATGGCAGCCTATTTTAGCGGCGGCTTGATTACGCTCAATACAGCACAGAATACGATATGGCGCGATGGCGCCTATAGGCCGTTCTATCCGCTATCAGGCTCTAATCCATTGCCAGCGGCCTGTATAGGCGCTGTATCCTGTTACGATACAGCCGGAAATACCCATATCTTTGCGGGGACCGCGACTAACCTGTACAAATGGAGCGGCACTGCGTGGACGAATGTTTCAAAGACCGGTGGCTATACCGCAGCCAGGTGGAGCTTCCAACAATTTGGCGACTGTCTGGATGCCAGTGATTACAATGACCCCATGCAGACTATAAACATCACTAACGGGCTGCAATTCGCCGATCTAGACACAAATACAACCACCGACCTGGTACCGAAAGCTAAGGTACTGGGTGTTATCAGGGATTTTCTGGTTGCTGGCAACACCAATGATGCAACCAATGGTGTAGTACCCTATCGGGTTCAATGGAGTGCTTTGAGCATTGACGGCTCGTGGCCCATTCCTTCTACGCAGCTTGCTTACTCATTCCAAGCGGGGGCGCAGACGCTCTATTCAGAATACGGACCAGTTCAGTATATCGGTGATGGTGAGCAATTCGGATTGATATTCCAATCCAATGGGATTGTACGTGTGACCTATATGGGCGGCGCGCAGGTATTCGAGTTCATCACTTATGAAAAACGCCGTGGAGCAATCGGTCAGAACGCCGTCGCAAAAGTCGGAGAGAACTATTATTTCCTGGCTCCTGACGGTTTCTTTGTCACGGATGGTTCTTCAGTGAAGCCGCTTGGCGTGGGTAAATTCGACAAGTGGTTCTTTGCCAATGCAAATTCGTCTACGCTATCGAATGTCATTGCAACTGTAGACACACAAGCTAAGTGCATCTATTTTGCGTTTCAGTCCACGAACGGGACGGCCCTGGATTCATTGCTGATTTATAATTATGTCGATCAAAAAGCCACCTATTGCCTTCAGAATGCGCAATGGTATTTCCAGATGTTGAACAACAATAATTGGACGATTGGCGCATTTGATACCAGTAACAACTATGGCCTCTTTACAGGAACCGCTGGAACCGCGACCTGGACGACACAGGATTTCCAGATCAACCCCGGTGGGCGTGGTTTTGTCAATGGTATCCGGCCATTATGCGAAGGAACGGCAGTCGTCGCTGTGGGCGTGCGGAATAGTCTTGCAGACAGCAGCGCGCTCAGCCCCTACGCTAATGTGAATATACGCAGCAATATGGTCCCCTTCAGGGCTGAAGGCCGATTTCATCGGTTCTCGATACAGGCGGCCGGTGCTTTTACAGATGCTATTGGATTTTCGGTATATCAAATGCCATCGGGCCAGATATGAACTATATCCCTCCCTGGGATGCATCCAAACGTTGGGCTGTCTGTTCGCCGTTGTTGGAAAAGGCCATAGCATTACAGACATCCTGGGATTTGCCATCATTGTTTACGGAGATTATTAACAGCCGGATGCACTTATGGGAAATTCCAGGTAAAGCGGCATTTGTCACACAGATACAATCTTTCCCTAAAGAACGCCTATGCGTGATTGTGCTATGTGGTGGTGTTGGAATGCACGAATGGACGCAGGACGGTATTGATACATTTACAGCCTATGCGAAATTTAACGGCTGTCATTCGATTGTTATCGTAGGGCGCCCAGGGTGGCAAAAGATTTGGCCTGGATTTGATTGTGTGGA